CCTGAGCACCATAAGCTACTAATTGAAGAAGACCACCACCCATTTACGCTATATTCTTTATACTATTAGAGGAGAAAAAAAAAAGAAACTTTATAGCAATTTAACAACATATATAAATAAATATATAATATAATTTAATTGGAATAAGCAAGGCCGCCCATACCAGACAATATACGAAGTACATTATAATTTACCGCATAGACGTGAAGATTCTTTGAAATGCTGCCATCATTAGCAACTGTGTAGCTAGAACCAGTTTTATCAATCTCTAAATTGAGAACGGCGGTATCAATACGAGACATATTGAGAGTGCCACTGGGCTGGTGCTCTTCCGGTTTTAGGGCAAATGAATACACGTTGATGCCGGGGTTGGAGGGGATATTTTCGTGATGTTGGTAGGGTTGTATTAAATTGAAATATGAACCGGGTCTTGCAGAAAAGCGATCATTGCCGTTTAATACAAGTTTGGCAGATTTTATAGGATTAGCTGAAGTAATTGCGCTTGTAGGAGTATATAATACCGAAGAAGCTTGACCGTAGGTATTAACTGCACTTGAATAATTAACCCAGTTATTATTAATTACGTGCTTATCGGCAACAGTAGAGGTGTGATCGGAAGAGCAGAACCAGACTAACTCTTTGCAAGGGTGATTGAAAGATAATTTAGGTTTAATGGCTGCAGCAGCAGATACACTTTCAGTACCGGTGAATTGTAGCTGTTCTATTAAATATTCGTGGGATAATTGAGCGAATCTTCGGCGTTCATCGGTATCTAAGAAGATGTAATCAACCCATAATGAAACAGACGATAGGGGGTTGACATCAGTAGAGGCACCTCTGCAATTCTCTTTCGTTTCAAAGAGGATGTTAATTTTAACTTCGTGATATTGTAGAGCGATTAAAGGAAGGGCTAAACCTACGTTGCGACAGAACCAAAACTCTAAGGGGATATATAGATTAGCACCAGCAGTAGAAGTTCCTATTGTCGTGAGCATATCATTAGCACCTACCATCTTTTTATAGGCATCTTTCTTTGATATGGGAAGCGAGAGTTCATTCCATACATACATCCAGTGAGAATAATGCTTGTCTATCTTTTGACCACCGATTTCAATTTCTACATAGTTTATTAAACGGAGACCGAAATAAGGACATACGCTAGCATTAGTGCCCGAATAATAATTAACAACAGATAAATACATACGGTGTATTAAATCGCCATTACGAGATATTTGGCAGGTTACACGATTGCCAAAGTTGGGAGTTCCGTTAAAAGTTTGTTGGATAGCTTCAATAGCAAAGTTAGTATGACGACGATAAACTACTTTGAAAAAGGTAATTTGCGGATTACCGGTTAAATAAACATCCTGAGCACCATAAGCTACTAATTGAAGAAGACCACCACCCATTTACGCTATATTCTTTATACTATTAGAGGAGAAAAAAAAAAGGAAATTATATAACACGACTCTTTTATAATTTTTATTATAGTTGATATCTTTATTATATTTTTAATTGGAATAAGCAAGGCCGCCCATACCTGATAATATACGAAGGACGTTGTAATTGACCGCGTATATATTGATGCCTTGGTATGATTTATTAGTTGGAGCTGGATTAGCAGTAACCATCAAAGTTGCTGTGTCAATACGAGACATATTGAGGGTGCCGCTAGGTTGGTGCTCTTCGGGTTTTAGGGCAAATGAATACACATTTATAGAATTGTGTACGGGAACGTTGGTGTGATGCTGGAAGGGCTGAACATAATTGAAATAATCGCCTTCTCTTACCGCAAAACGATCGTTGCCGTTTAATTGGAGGATGGCATTCGCGAAAGGGTTGCTATTTGTCGCAGGTTTGACATCGGATATAACTAAATAGTTTGATGTACGCTGTCCTCCTTGTGCTGCAGATTTACCATAAGCTAACTCAAGTGCTTTCTCGTCGTCTGCCACGTCCAAGTTTGTGTAATCATACCATCTGGTTTTATTAAGATTCGTGGAAGAAGGGGCTACTTTTGCGACCCATATGAGTTCTTTGCAAGGGTGATTGAAGTTAAGCTTGATTCGGTTGGTGCCATCAACTAGGGGTTCGGTGCCAGTGAATTGTAGCTGTTCTATTAAATATTCGTGGGATAATTGAGCGAATCTTCGGCGTTCATCGGTATCTAAGAAGATGTAATCAGCCCATAAAGAGATATTTTTAATATCTTCAAAATCGGTTAATGAGCCTGCGGGAATGGATATGCAGTTGGCCTTAGTTTCAAAATCTATTTTTACTTTGACTTCGTGATATTGAAGAGCGATTAAAGGAAGCGCGAGACCTACATTGCGGCAAAACCAGAACTCAAATGGGATATATAGAGTTGTGACAGAGGAATCAGGAATTTCATCTATGTTGTTTAAGCCATTTAATATATCTTTGTCGGCACCGACCATAGTATCATATGCATAGCGTTTGCCGATAGGTAGAGATAATTCGTTCCAGATGTAAAGCCAATCGGAATAATGCTTATCTATTTGTTGGCCACCAATTTCAATAACAACGGATTTTATTAAGCGTAACCCGAGATAATTTTGGTATGTGCTGGTAGTTTTGGTATCAAGATCTTTCTTTTTAGGGACATCAACCTGTAAATACATACGGTTTATTAAATCGCCGTTGCGTGATATTTGGCAGGTTACAGTATTACCGTATCCGGCATTACCGTTGAAAGTTTGTTGGATAGCTTCAATAGCAAAGTTAGTATGACGACGATAAACTACTTTGAAAAAGGTAATTTGCGGATTACCAGTTAAATAAACATCCTGAGCACCATAAGCTACTAATTGAAGAAGACCACCACCCATTTACGCTATATTCTTTATACTATTAGAGGAGAAAAAAATATAGATTATATGACACAAAAATTATTTTTATTATATAAACCTTAATATTTATAATTCAAATATAATGATGTTTAAAGAGAAGTCATCTAAAAAAAAAATAACAACAGATATAAATGAAACTGTTACTTTGGACGCGATGCATAATAATATGATAAAGGATTTTGAGAAGAGCGATAAGGAAAAGATATACTATCTTGAAAAACTCAGTTATTGCGAAGAAAAGAAAATGGAGATATTAAAAAGTATAAATAGTACGGCCGATAAAGAACTTAATAGTCGGCTTTGGTTCAGTAATATAGAGTTGAACGAACAGATAATAGATATTAAAAGTAAATTGAATGAACTCAATAATTTAGATGAAATAGAGTATTACAAGAATACTAGCGATATATTATTTCAATATTACGATACCGTAAATAAGCAATCGGATATTAATCAAAATATAAATTTTGTAAAAGAGTCCTTTAATAAACCAAAGATATATAAGAAGGAATCCAAAAAAAAGCGAAATATGAGCATAAATACTAACACGATTAATGTATTAGAAGCTCTTAATAACATAGATAATAAGAAGCTTGTAAAAGAAAATAAATGTGCTGATAGCGATAAAACGGAGGCCAATAAAATTAAGGGGGAAATTAATGAGAATGATAATAGCAAGATATATGACAAGAGTACCTTGGTAGATAAATATATGGCTATAATAAACAATAGATATGTTAGAACAGTTGAGGACGAAAACATAGAGATATGTAAGGTTTGTAAAAATAGTATGACTTGCCTCCAACACGATGCAATAATTGTATGTAGTATCTGTGGATATCAGGAGCTTCTCTTAGTAGAGCAAAATAGACCGATATTAAAGCAGAATACGAAGGATACATCGCATTTTTGTTATAAGAGGATTAATCATTTTAGGGAGTGGTGCAATCAGGTTCAGGGAAAAGAGAGTACGGATATACCTGACGAAATATTTGAAAAGATTTTAACGGAAATTAAGAAAGAGAAAATAACTGACTTGAAAAAAATAACCTATTTAAAAATGAGGGATATTCTTAAAAGATTGAGAATAAACAAGTATTACGAGCATATCAATTATATTATAAACAGAATTAACGGAATACCTACGCCGCAATTCAGTCCTGAATTAGAGGATAAGCTATGTAATATGTTCAGAAGCATCCAAGCGCCTTTTTTGAAACATTGTCCGAAAGATAGAAAGAATTTTTTGTCATATAGCTATGTTCTCTATAAGTTCTTTCAGATACTCGGGCTCAACGAATACCTCAAATATTTTCCATTATTGAAAAGCAGAGAAAAGCTCTATGTTCAGGATCAGATATGGAAAAAGATATGCGTAGATTTAAACTACGAAATAATACCATCATTATAAACTGCTTACCGCGACTGCTGGAATATATTTAAAATCCGCAAATATTCCAGAAGACAAGTATACCGACAATAGGCTGACGATAGGCTGACGATAGGCTGACGATAGGCTGACGATAAGCTGACGATAGGCTGACGATAGGCTGACGATAGGCTGACGATTATTATAATAAATATATTGATATTGACATAGCAGATACTTGAGAAGCCGGAATATTCTTATTTTTAGAATTTAAAATTTGAGTACATCTTTCTGTTTTTTTAAAAATTTCAAAAGTTTTTTAGAAATTACAAAATAATTCAAGAGATGTACTCAAAATTTAATTTTCAAATTTTATAGAAATCTGGTTGCTTTAGCTTGCTCCTTTTAGATATTAAAGAAGTAGCTTGAAGAGACTACCGATAAATCATAGATACATTTTATATTTTTAATATTTTTATATTATATAAGTAAAAAATGATTGAGCGATATGTATTATATCGCATTCTGGTAATCTAATAATCTCAGCTATATTAGTGCTAACTATGAACTATTTGACGAGATATATTATATCATATGAGGATAGTTTTATAGTTTTACAGTCTATGATTCTATCAGTCATATTGTTGAGAGCATTTGGCGAGATATTGTTTTATATTCCAAATGATATTTATTATGATATGAATTGCATTGAATTGCATTTGTATAAATAATAAAAATAATTAGAGGGAAGAAGAGGGAAGAAGAGGGAAGAAGAGGGAGGCTATTATAATAACATAAAGGCATTGGATTTTTGTAATCCTATGTTGCCTGCGGTTTGAGTAGCAATAGTAAATCGGTTTGCCAATAGTTCTAATATGTATATTGTCAGAGCTATTAGTATCGTGAGAGTAAATAGTTTGGCAACATTGAACTTATTGTCCTGTATTAGCAACGCTACAAAAGCTATTATTAAGGCCTGAATAATTAATTTTAACATTTTGTATAATAGTATGTTGAAATCATCGTATTTTTTAATTGACATTTATTATTATGAAACATTTTATTTGTAATTATGAAAATATATATAAGATTATAAATATATATTTATATTATAAGATAGAAGCAGTAGTATAAAATGGCAGCAGTAGAAAACAGCGCGATGGTATCAACAAAAGAGGTAGATTATTTGGACGAGGATAAGCCTATCCGTGGCCAAAACTTTGTGCTACTGTCTTTTTTGAGCCC